CAAACTTTCTGAAACTCCTGGCTGGTCCAGGATTGAACATAATTTTACGCTCATTGGCAAAACCGCTATCACTCCAATCCCGGAATTCTGTGGCTGGCTCTTATACCCTTGTGGTGTGATCCGGCATCCAATCCTTTTAGCATTGAAGATAGTTTACCGCGCTGCGCGTGGTGACCTGCCTAAAGTGCTCGACTCTTATTTCTTAGAATCACAATTTGCTCACGAACATTCTGATCGTTTGTATGATTATCTTCCCCCTTTAGCACTAGAAGCCCAATCTTGGATAACTAATTTTTGTTTCGAACATTCTTCTCTTGTACCTCATCTTCGTTACGCTATTGACCCCCAAGCTTGGAAAGATATACCCATTGCACTTCTTCCTTCCCATATTGCAAAACAACTGAACATTGACCTTGGACTCGCGAATTATTAACCCTAATAGCCTTTAATTTACCTTTTTATTTACTGTTCAATTACCACTAACCACTTTCTTTAGATATGACCAACCTTATTGGCCCACTTGCTGACCTTCAGTGCGACACGATCCAAATGTCGTGCACTTTTGTTTGTGACACTGACAAGCATTACGAACTGAAGTTTGAAGATCACAAGGAAGTCAAGACCTACCTTCAGACACGTCTTCAAGCTTACATTTCAGACGTGAACATAAAATTTTCTGGCGACATGGTTGCAGCTCTCTGTCCCTCTTCTTGGGATAAACCCGCTGACGCTAAGAAAATCAATGAAGGTATCGGATTGGCTATGGCGCAAGCTGTAACCACAATGTACACACCCCGTTCCTCAGTTGAGTTCCCACCTGGTGTTTCCCCTCAAGTGAAACCAAAGGTCATCTTGGGTGAAAGCTCCAAGTTGATCTTTGCTGTTTATAAGGCTGGTGTCGTGACCGTGTTTTTCAAGCTACACGTCCACGGCATAGCGCTTGTGAAACCCTGGTAGGTTCCAGCCACTCCTTCCGGTGGCGGAAGTGGGACGAACCGAACCCCACCGACTCCTGGTCAGGACAAGCCCCGACCACCCCTGAAAATAAGAAAACCCAGAACGCCTTCCCCTCCTTCCAGAACTAGGTCTCCCCCCCCTGCTCCAAAACCTTCACAACGCACTCATTCTGTCTCTCCTGATCCTGAGGAGACTAAATTTGTTGCTGGTGTTGAAATTGGTTCAAACTATCTTGTTCTCCCTGCTACGACTATGATCGCTGTGTGGGATCATGCTCCAGATGTTTTCAAGTTCTATTCTTCCAGCAATCACTTGCTGGCTGAATTGACGATGTCTGGCCTGGTTCAGCCTTCCTACACTCCTTCTGGCTCCCGGCATGATAGTAAGAATCCCTACACTTTGTGGAAAGGTCCTCTCACTCTCTCTCTCTCCTCCCCTGTAACTTTTTCCTAATCGATGTCCGCTCCTATGATGTAACTATAGTATTCGGTCCTGTTGAGGTTTCCATTCCTTCTTGCAATCGATGTCCCCGAACAAATTGAGAGGTAGCTTGTATTCCTTTCTTTTTCTATCCT